ACATGGGATGATAATACTGAACGTCGTAAAAGTGGTTTTTCACCTAATACTTGGAAATAAAAAACCCGTCTTTCGACGGGTTCATAAAGATTTAAGCTTCAGCCGCTAGTTTAGCGAAATAACTCATAGTGTCATCTTCAGCTTCAGCTCGTTGAACTGGATCTGCTGCAACTGCAACAGGATCAGATGGTACCTCTTTGAATGGTGAATCAGATTTCATATCCTCATCAACATAATCAATGTCAGTACGACTCTTCACTTCCTCACCTAACACTCTAGTCAACTTAAGATTAAGCTCACTATAAGATTTAAATGAAGTAGGATCAGTAAACTCTTTAAGAGCAAATTGCTGGTTGTAGATACCTTCTAGTACAGAATCATCTGCATTTAAAGCTTCTGCACTACCAAACTCAGATCGGTCATAGTTACGGAATCCCGCCACTTGAGCAATCTTCATTTTGAAGTTAGCACCTTTCCATAGATCAAATGGATTAACTGGTGATTCATCTTCATACTTAGGTTGCATGCTATCCATGATCTTCTCAAAGATTTTAGCACCATAAGTATATAAGAATGTTTTACCATTGTTTTCTGGATTCTCAGGATCCGAAACGATATAGACATTTGACACATAGTGAAGCCTACGCTTACGTCTACGTGCAGTATCTTTATCTGCCTCAATGCCTGTGTTCCAAAGTTTTGAATTCATTTCTGAAACAGGGTCATCCTTCTGAATAGTGGTAAGTGATTTCTCAACATACCATTGTCCAGTTGGTCCCTGAAAGAAATGGTCCCAGTATTTAGCCCAAGGTAAGTCATCACCTTCGACGGTTGGTAGGAATCGAATAACAGCATAACCGTTACCTGCTTTATCTACCGTGGGTTTCCACATACGATCGTCGCCGTATGATTTCTTTTCTGTGGTGCTTTGGGCTGCACCAACCAATGATGACATATCATTAGCCTTAGCCTTTAAGTCTGCGAAAGACATTTTTATTTCTCCTTTAAAGATTTATATTAATTTATATTAATTTGTATCAGTTATATTATATCATACTTTTATTAAAAGTACATACTTTATTTGAAAATATCTATGATAATCATTCTCATTTTAAGGTCATCAAACTTTAAAAAGGATTGATATTTAGTTATCTTCTTATATAAGTCAGGCCATAGTATGGTCTCACTTATTCGTGAATTGGCTTCCTCAATAAAACCTGTTAGCCTATTCACTATACACAAAGTTTCCAAGGAAACCCTGCCTTCCAGATGAAGCTGTACTATTCTTGGATATGTTTCTTCTATTTCCAAAAGAGTATCAAACTTTACATCCGAAATTTCTTCTAATTCGTTTTTAAACAAATAACTAATACTATCTATACGTTTTAAAAAGGTAGTATAAGTTTCTTCGTCTCGTATCATATCACCACTAAATTTATTACCTGCTACTTGATGTGCAGCAAAATACATAATGATATCATCTCTATTTTTAAATCGTTTACCGATCTTTGTTAACTGAAATTTATCTGGTCTTTTCCAATAGGTTTTCTCACTTACATTTGTTTTGAAATTATACTTAAAACAATCATAAGCTCCATTGAAATGGAGATTAATAGCGTTATGTAATGTAAATGCATCATATCCAGTCATTCTCATATAGGCAATAGATGTGAATCTTGGCCACCCTGTAATAGATTAAGTTCCTTTGCTTCGAACTCTACATGTTCTATAATCTCCTTAGAGATAAGTTTCTTACTGTCTCTAAGGTCAATCTCATTATTCTCACATACCTCTATAATAGCATCTATGTAATTAGTATCTCTATGGGTTCTTACAAAAGTTTCAACTAAATTCGAGAAGGCTTTTTTGTTTATATCCTCCATTACTTTTGCATCCCATCTTTACCATAGGCTGGAACAAGTGTTGCCCAATAGACTGGCTTCTCTTCATTCTCACCATAAAAGTCTAATGACCATACACCTTCACGTAAGTATGTTTGACAATGAGTTCTATAAACTCTTGCTGATTCATATTTAGCTAGAGCACCTCTCTCATTGATTTGTATTCCACGTCGTAATGCTGCCATTTTTTCTGTAGTAGCTTTGATGTATCGCTTGACATTTACCATAGATAATCCATGGTCTTCATCAAGTGCTTGAACATTAGTTGCAACAGTTTTATATGTTGCAGGTCTCTTTGCCGCTCTTGCTTTCGCTAAGTTGGCTGCAGCAGCTGTTCGCTGTGCTTCACTCATCTTACGTTTAACCATTATTTTCTCCTTTTATCAATGGTACAAATCTTACACCTATTAATTTTTCTGTAAATATACCACCCTCATACAATAAATTACGTCTTCTTTTTTTATGTATAAGACAAAGATTTTCATAACCAGTATTTTGTTTCATTGGTATAATCATTTTTCCACCGACTACTAATTGTTCTATTAATTCTATTGGTGGTGTGAGTTCTTGTGATGTTGCTGTTACAATAATCCTATCGTAAGGTGCGTGTGCTTTCCATCCCTCACATCCATCATCTAATTTTACTTTAATATGTCTATATTGGTTTATTGTTTCAAATAGTTTATTTGTCTTCATTGCTAATTCTGGAATTCTTTCAACTGTATAAATCTTCTTAGCTAAATAAGATAACACCGCAGCTTGATATCCAGACCCTGTACCAATTTCTAATACTTTATGTGATGGATCTATATCTAACATTTGTGTCATATATGCTACGATAAAAGGTTGTGAAATGGTTTGTTCATAACCTATTGGAAGTGGTCGGTCAGCGTATGGGGTATTATTTTCGACAAAGAGATGTCGAGGAGTTTGTTCTAATGCGTATCTAACTTTTTGACTAAGAGGACCTCCATACCTTAGGAAGTGCTCATTAATCGTATTAATCATTTCGTCTAACAGTTCTTTGTACATATAACTATTATATCATACTTTTACAAAATGTACATACTAACCTTTATATATTTTTAATATTTGACCTTCAAATGCTTCTACCTTGTCTACTCTATTAGGCCATTTAATATATTCCTTTTCAGGATTAGCCTTAAGATTATTAAGTAGAGGTGTGATAGCATTGAACAATTTGTCCAATCTATCCTGTGCATTTGATGCACTTGCTGTTGATGCTGCTACTGCTTTTGCACTATCTAATTCATCTTCATCAACTAGCGTAAAACCAAAATCGAAATTTGCCATATCTTACCCCAGTAATAATTTGATACCCAATGTCCAGTTCTCTGCTGCATCTTCTACATAACGTAATGCTTTGAATGGAAAATCTTCTTGCATGATTCTGTTACCTTGTGGATCTTTGTATGTTATTGAAAAAAACGAATGTTCACCATCCATTCCTGTTACGACCTGATATATCTTTGCAACACTACCATCGTCTTTGTAGTATTCGCCCATTAATTTTCTATTGTCCATAATTAAATTCCTTCAAATAAAAAGGGGACTTAGTAATAGTTACTAAGTCCCCAGGAGTTACTATTCATCGAGACCTAGTTTTTTAAAATGCAAGACTAGCCTTTAAAGAAGTAACGCCATCAGCGCTTCCTACCTTAGACCAAGTTCCAGTCCAGATACCGCGTGTCAAACTAAATTCCTTAGTTGTAACATCAGCCGATGTCTTAGACAATAAAACTTTAACTGTACCTAAACCTTCTAAAGCTTTAGATACTGAACCCTCATTTTCTGAGGTGCCGTCCGCATTTGAATCATGATTAGCACTTAGTGTTAAACCACCAAGAGTAGTCGTGACTGTTGTATCAATGTTATTACCTGCAGTTACTTTTGAGTGAACTGCTTTAACAGTTACACCAGCAACTGCATAAGTAGCTGTGGTTTCTCTTGTTGTAGCTGTTACATCTGTAACATTAAATGTAATACCTGCAAGTGCACCACCAACATCGATTGTTGTTGAACCACCTGATACTTGATTTAATCCTACTGTGAATCCACCAGATGTTGCTTTAACACCGATAGATACTACATCTGGATCATCTCCAGATTTGTCACCTAACGTAAATGTTAGAGGACCAGTAGTAGTTTCTACATACATATCATCTATATCAAAAGCACTATCCAAAACCACAGTTACTGTGGAATTGCCTGACGTACCTTTAAGTGTAGTTGTTATGTCTTGAGTGTAAGCACCATGTGAATCTAGTGTACCCTCGTACAAACCCGAAAGACTAATAGCTGCAAACGTTGTTGCAGATAATAGCATGGCCGCCGTCGCGACTAGTAGTTTTTTAAACATATTACTTTCCTTTTTTATTTAAACAAAAAAATCCTTTTTATAGTAGGGACGCTACTAGGAGTTATTTATATATTTTTTATATAAAGCTTCCTCTTTTTCGTAAGCTTCGACTTCGTCTAACTCACGGTTTTCGTGTAATTGGAGAACATGTACCATCTCGTGGCACACAGTTAAGATAGTTTCTTTAAAACTAAGACGTGTATCTATTTCAATATCGTACTCATCATCTTCTGCAGAATCTGTGGTCCAACCTTTAACATTATCTTCTGATATATCTTCACGCTCAACAGATACTAAAATATCCTGCGGAATCTTTAATTCTTTCTTACAAAAATCAACTATATCTTCTAACAATGCCATAATTTTCTCCACTACTTTCTACTCATACCACATGGTTCATCATTTCTAGCTTTTAATTCATTAATTATTTTTTTAGCTTCCTCTGCAAATTTCGAAATGTCGTGTCGGTGGTACCACTGCCCCATCATACCGATGTGATTCAGTTTACCTTGTAAACTCAAAAACAACTCTTTATCTGTCATCAGATTTAACTGTTGTGATATAGAGTTATTTATATCATTTTAATCTTCGACTGGGGGATTTAAGCATTCACCATTAGCGACTGAATCGCCATATCCGCTTAGGTATTCTTCATGCCATTTCTCAACGGTAGTGTCACCTTTGCAAGATTCAGGTAATACTTGTGGGTTTTCACACTCACGATTAGCTACCCAACCTGCAATATAGAATTTAGATTTGCTACGTAGATGCGTAGTCTCTTCTGCTTTATTTGTTACTAAAGCCATTATACTTCTCCTGTAATAATTTCATAAACGTCTTTCCATTTTCTTGCACGATCACATTCGTAAGAACAAGTTTTGTTCCAAGTATGATCTATAAGAATTCCTCTAAGACCAACATCGTTACCCATCTTAATGTTAGCAGCTTTGTCTTCAATCCAGAAACATTCACTATCTTTCCACTTTTTAAGAGCTATATTTTTGTCTTCACCCGTGTTCAGTATAGTAAAGCCATCAAAGACTTCACCAAATACATTGCGCAAGTTCTCTTTACGATACTCTTGTGCAAGTTTACAGTTAGTCTGAGAAGTAATCACATGGAATATATATCCATGCTCCTCATGTAACTTACGAACATACTTAATAGCATCGCGCATAGGCGATAGAGTTTTCATTTCTTCTGATTTGTTAAATAAGTTTACAAACCTTGCACCAGTTTTCTGTGCAACACCTATAGCTTTACCAATATTATACTCAGGACCAAGTCTCTCATAGCCTTCAGTCTCCTTAAGCCACTTAAAGAAATGGTACTCCCAGTCTAATAGGACTCCATCACAGTCAGTTAGTATTAATTTTTCATTTATTTCACGTAGCATATTTGCTCCTTTTAGCAATTGCATTATCATATTTGTCCATCATTTCCCAAGCTTCTTTTGGAAGCTCATCGTATTTACATCCCATAGACTTCTGTAAGTCTGGACGTGTTAATTCATTTTGATCTAAGAACGGATGAAATCCATTTTCATCTAACCATAATCTGCAACTGCGTAGGCGAATACCTTCTAGTGTGTATATAGTTTTACGTTTTGACCATTTTTCCCAACTCATATAACCCAACTCCATATAAAGAAATTGGCAACGAGTAATAGCATTACAATAATATTTTCAAGTGTCATCATTATAGTCCCCTTTTATAAATTGCAAATGTATCAGCCATTGCCTTATGACAAAATGCACGAGGTCTTATTCTATAGCCAGTCTTATTGGCTGGTGTTTTATACTTAGGTCCACCACGAAACATATATCTAAATCCCGTAAGACCTTCAGAAAAATCTCCGAATAGCAAACCCGCCTGGACTCGTTTAAGATATTTTATAGGAATGCCTTTCGCAAGACTTTCTTCATTCCATGGGCTTTGGTGTTTTGTTAGTAATTTCATCATATTCATATTAGTTCCTTTTTTATTTAATATAGGTATATTATATCATAGTTTGCGGCGCGCCGTAGAACTATTTTCGAAAATAGTAAGATTTTTCTATAAAATGCGGTTTATGTAGAATATTTTTCTATGACTTTAACGAGTTCCTTAGACCAATCGTCTCTATGTTCTATAAAAACTTGGGGTTCTGCGTTATCTACTGAGATAATTGTTACCAATTGGGTGATAGGAATGCCTGTTCTTTCCTCCCATGCAATAGCATAAAAGCATTCTTGCATAAAATAAGAGTGACACCATTCATATTTCTTTGTCTTCTTACTGGTCTTATAGTCTATTATACTTAGTTTGCCATCAAACTCTGCTACACAGTCAACTCGACCTGCCACTCCTAAGTGATCAGAGTACAATGGCAATTCTTGTCCATACACTATGCCTATACGTGTATCTAATATGTTTTTAATTCTGTTGAAATCATTAAGGATATTAGGCATAACATCCCTTGCATAGTCAGGATTATTGTTAACATACAACTCACACATAGCATGAACTGCTGTACCACGACCTGCTGCCTGTCTAGATATCTTATTTGCTTCCTCATGACCTACCCGCTCTCTCCAAGCTTTAATAGCTTCTTTGCTTAAGTAGTGTAGTGATTGAAGGATAGTTACCATTAGGTGTAAGGTATTTTCTTCCACCCTCATTTATAGTTTTTAGATCATTATAACCTAGGTCAACTGGATTATGCTTAAACATATTTTCCAAAATAAAATGTTATTAAGCCCATGCTTATGAGAGTTACTAATACACTATTTAATAGAATAAGAGCTCTGTCATGCCATAGCATTCCAACCCAAAACCAACCAAGTGTTCCAAATAAACCAAACCATAAATCTATATGAGGTACAGTTCCTATACTTCTAGCAGCTGTTGCTATTAATATAAACAAACTAGCTATCCATTTTATGTACCATGTTAGGTCAAATCTAGGTGTGACCTTATTAATTGTATAACTTTTCCAACTCATTTAATGATGTTTTGTTCCTTTATACATTTGGCTTTTACGACCTGCCATTTTATGAATATCTTTCATTCTATCTTGAAATTCATGTGTTGTTTTTGAATGAATATCACCTGTTGTTGATATAACTTTTGGTGTCGTATAAAATACTTGTTCACAATCATGTTCTTTATAATATGCATCAAGTTCAGCAATTCGAATAGTATCATCCCATTCTTTACCTGTTTTATTACTCCTGAATGTGTAAGTTGGCATCTCTATTCCTTATAACAATTGATTTCCACCATTTATATAACCACATAACTTTTTGTGGGTGGTGTTCTGGGTCTGGTAAAACATCTTTAAAATACTCCATGAACTCCTTTAACTCTTCGTCGTTCAAAATTCCCCTGCTAATTCTACAAGCATCTTCATTCT